GTGCTTTCTTAATACCTTAATACATAAAGAAGTTCCCCATGGGCCAGTTAGCAGGTACTAACTATCTTCGTGCTGGTTAGCCGTTGCTAATTTCATCTGTCCTCTTTATGGTACTAAATAAAGTTCTTGACAATTTCAACGGGTAGGCGTAGAATGATAATGAAATCAGCGGGCACGCATATGCAGAAAGGGGAAATCATATGTCCGATATGACCGTTATTAGTAAGAAGCTAACATTTGAGGCACAGGAAAAGTCTCCTAATGGTGACTACTGGTTTGTGCTGGGTTCTTTTGAGGATGAAGGGGAGGCGAGAAAGTGCCTTAATGAACACTTCTCCCGCTGGTATGGCAAGGTGTTCAAGTCTATCGATGAAGTGGATTCTCTGCGCATCGTGGCCCGTTCCGTGATCGAGGTGGTATTATGACATTTAGAGAAGCACTTGACGCCGGTTGGACCCTTGCCGGGTCCTCCTGGTCCCGCGGGTACGTATCCCGCAAAGTTGTACCCATGGAGCAGCCGCTCCATAGGGCGGGCGGAACAAAGGCCGGGCTATGGTATGTAGCCCTTCCCTCCGTCGATTCTTCGCGCTATTATGTGCGCCAGTACCTAAAGCCCCCGGCGGGGCTGCTACCTGAGGAGGTGCAGGAATGAGTTTTCTTGAACTTGTCTTCCTTTCCCTCCTGGCCCTGGCCTTGATCGTCTTAATATTAGAATATCTCAATTTGGAGGATTAACCTATGGCTAAGCGTTTCGAACTGAAATACCCGTACGCCGCATATATGGACGTCTCCCTCATGCGCGAGACGAAGACCAGGCGGGAAATGCTGGACGAATACAACCGCATGAGGGCGGAGGCTGAGAAGCGCCTACGCCGCCTGGAGAAATACAAGTGGACCCAGGAGAGCGAGGCCTATAAGTACAATAAGAATAGATACAGGGGCGCCTCTAAACTCAATAAGAAAGAGATCGCTAAACTCATGCGCGACGCGGCGGAGTTCCTGTCTTCTAAGAGCTCCACGGTGCAGGGCCTCCGCGAGAGCAGGGACCGGGCCATTGAGACATGGCGGGAGCAGCATGGGATGGACTTCGTGAATTCGCGGAATTTCCGGGATTGGGGGTTCTTCGTGGGCGCCGCCCGCGCCGCCTATGGGCTCCAATGGGTAAGCGGCAGCGGCCCCGAGTTGGAAGCCCTGTTCCGTATCGCCCGGCGTGATAAAATCAATATCGCGGAGCAGTTCGGCGGCGATTCTAAAGACATGATCGCTCAGCGCTTTCAGGAATGGATGGACAAGGCCACGCTCTCCCCCACATATGAGAAATACGTGGCCCAGGCTGAGAAACGGCAGGGAGAATGGGGCGCCGAAGACTATGACAGGAACCCGTTTTAATTTGGAGACTTTCCCTTTTAATCTAATAACGGAATGGGAAACGGAGCCACGGAAACCGGGGAACCAGGGGACGAAGCATATAGTGGACTATGTGCACAATCTTTCCGCTTTTGACATAGAGACGAGCCGGGACCCTGCCACAGATCAAGCGTTTATGTACGTTTGGCAATGGGGGTTTGAGGGTATCGGCGTCCTCATGGGTAGGACCTGGGTGGAGTTTGTGCAAGCCCGGGATGAGATCGCCAAACGGTTGAAAGGCCGGGTCCTGGTGGTCCTGGTGCACAACCTTTCCTATGAGTTCCAGTTCTTGCGCACGGTCCACCCATGGGCGCCTGAGGAAGTCTTCGCGGTCCGGTCCCGGCGAGTGGCTAAGGCTAAGATGGGTAAATCTTTTGAATTTAGGTGCACCTACATTCACTCCAATATGAATCTTGCCACCTGGACGCGAAAAATGAAGGTGGAGCACCAAAAGCTTGATGGGGAGCGCTATGGATATGACACACTCCGCTTTCCCGACACTCCCCTTGATGAGGAAGAAATAAAATACTGTTGTAATGATGTGTTAGGCTGCATGGAGGCCTACCGGGCGGAGATGGACCGGGATGGGGATTATCTATCCACCATCCCGCTAACCTCCACCGGCTACGTGCGGCGGGACGTTAAGCGGGCGCTGCATTCTTCGCGGCAGGCGATACAATCGGCGGCGCCCAGTTTTCGGACTTATCAGGCCTTGAAAGAGGCATTCCGGGGCGGCTTAACTCACGCCAATAGGTACTTCGTCGGCGTGGTGCTCCATGATGTGCAATCGTTTGACCGTTCCAGTAGCTACCCTGATGTGCTCTGTAATTGTCTCTATCCTATGACGAAATTCCGGGCGGTGCTCCCTCCGAAGCCGGAAACAGACGATAAGGACGTAGAGGCCGGGCGCTTCATGGCGAAGATCGCAAAATCGATAGCTGACGGAAAGGCGGTGCTACTGCGGGCCGCATTTTTCGGCGTAGAGCTGCGGGACCCGTTCGATGGGTTCCCGTATTTATCCAAGAGCAAATGCCGCCACGTCTCCGCTGACGTCGTGGAGGATAATGGCCGGGTGTTGTCTGCGTCGTATTTGGAAACCACTATTACAGACGTGGATTTCCGTATCATCATGCGGCAATATAAGCCCCTAAAGGTGGTCCCAATTGCCGCCTGGTGGTCCCATTATGGAGAGCTCCCCCGCCCCCTGGTGCAGACGGTCATAGACTATTACAAGGCGAAGACAGAATTGAAAGACAAGAAAGGCGCAACGGACGCGGAGACGGAACTAAATGAAACCATGTATACTAAGAGTAAGAACCTTCTTAATGGTATATATGGACTTATGGCCCAGGACCCGGTAAAACATTCGATCATATTTGATAACACCGGCAACGATGGAGAATATTGGAAAGAGAGCACCGACAAGAGCGACGAACAGCTATTAAAAGAGGCCACTTATAAGATGTTTACTCTTTTCCAATGGGGCTGTTGGTGCACCTCCTGGGCACGTTTCCGGCTCATGGAGGGCGTGTGGTTGGCTGAAAAGCAAGGGGCTGATGTGCTATATGTAGATACAGACAGCGTGAAATATCGGGGCCATTCCGTGGACTGGGCGGCCTACAATGAGGCGCGGGTCCAGGCGTCAAAGAAAAGCGGTGCCTTTGCGGAGGACGTGCATGGGGTCACGCATTATATGGGCGTCTATGAGCAGGAGACGGGATACAGGGATTTCACTATGCTGCGGGCGAAATGCTACGCCTTTATCCATGAGGGCGAGGAGCATATACAGACTACGATTGCGGGCGTTTCAAAGAAGCTGGGCGGCCCGGAGCTTGAAGAACGCGGAGGGCTGGAAAAGCTGCAAAACGGTTTTACCTTCTACAAGGCCGCCGGTTTAGAGGCCGTATACAATGATGATACGCCCATAGAGGAAAAGGAGCTTTATGGGCACGCGGTGGAGATGGGGCCAAACGTATGCTTGCGCCCTTCGACCTACACGATAGACTATAAAGTGGACTATTTGACACTCCTGGACGTTATTAAAAACGGCTTGACAGGACCCGGCGGTGTGCCTTATAATTAAGGCAACCCCTTGAAGGTGGGAGGCGGTTAGCTCCATGGACTACAAAATCGCTTGCATACGGTGTGGTTATCGCCTCCCCATAACCTTTATGTTTGGGCCCGAGATGCGCGAGATATTGGAGGCCGCCGGATGGCGAGTGCTTTCGATCAGGCAAGGGCGCGGCGTGTGCCCCCGGTGCTTAAAGGAGGAATGACAATGGCTAACAAGATTTTTTCCTATTTCTGCCCGCAATGCGGGTTCCGGGTGGACGTGAACTATATATACGCCCCGGTCTGCCCCATCTGTGGCGGTCCCCTGGTTAAGCCTAACAATCCCATGGTTGGCGCGGGCAAGCCCCGTTCTAATAAAGCAAAAGGAAAAGAAAGGAAGTAAAAGGAAATGGAAAGCAAACGGTTTGGCAAGAAGACGGAGAAGAAGGAGCACTCTTTTCAGGTGACAAGGGCCCATCAGTTCACGGACGGGCAAGTCAGTTTTAACCTCTGTATCGACGGTGACATTTTCATGTATGGCCTGCGGGTGTATGAGGGCGAGAAGGGCCCCTTCATCAGTTTCCCGGCGCGGAAGGACCCGAAGGATGGGAAATACTGGAATCATTGCATGATTAAACTGGACGAGGAGCAGACGGAAACGATTATCCGCCTGGTAGAGGAACGGTTGGCATAAGAAAGGAAGGGCGGCGGGACCGAAAGGCCCCGCCTTTTATATTATGGACGTTATTGGAAAAAATGGATACCTTGATATACCGGCAATTCTGGGCGTGGGTATGCCCTTCACGCTAATATTGACCGGGCGCGGCGTCGGTAAGACGTTCGGCGTCCTGGACTTTTGCAGGAGAGAGGCCATGGAGGGCCGCGGGCGCTTTGCGTATATGCGCCGCTTGCAGACGCAAATTGACATCTGCGCCAAACAGGAGTTTAGCCCCTTTAAACGCCTGGACATGGTACGCCATTACACGACGACAGTAAAGAGCATATCCCGGTACTCCTCCGGGTTTTATGACGGCGACACCGGGGAGCTCCTGGGCGTGGGTGTTGCCTTGTCAACCTTTGGCAGCCTCCGTGGCTTCGATGGGTCCGATATAACCCGGATCGTGTTTGAAGAGTGTATTCCACAAGCGCGAGAAGCAAGGATTAAAAACGAGGCGTCCAGCCTTTGGGACGCCTACGAAACCATTAACCGAAACCGGGAACTGGAAGGGCGCACGCCTGTTCAGTTGGTCTGTATCGGGAATAGTAACGACAGCGCGGCGGAGCTCCTGGTGGATATGGGCCTTGTGTCCCGCATCGAGCGCATGAAACGGAAGGGGCAGCAGTTGTATATAGATCGGGGGCGCGGGCTCCTCCTGGTGGTCCTGACAGACAGCGCCATCGGCGAAGAGAAACGCGGCACGGCATTATATACTCTGTTGGGAAAGAATAGCGAATACACCGCGGCAGCGCTGGAAAACACCCCGGCGGAGGAATGGGGGACCATGTGCCGCCCCGTGGTGCTGCGCGAGTATAACCCCATTGTTGCGGTGGGCGAAATCTGCGTATATAAGCATAAGCACCGGGCAGAATATTATATATCTTCGCATATCAGCGGGAGCCCGCCCCGGTTTGGCAGCGGACGGGTGGACCTGCGTCGATTCAATACACGGTACAAGGCCACGCTTTGGAAAGCGTATATGGACCGGGCCATGGTGTTTGAGAACACTACAACAGAAATGTTGTTAATAAAGTATTTTGACGCTTGACATTGTTGTTGTAATCATATATATTCTTCATGTGGGGTGCGGGCGCACGCAGGGCCGGAAGCCCGCCCATATGCCCCGGGCGCGGGGCGAGAGCACCCCACTTTCAACCTTTGGAGGTTTATATGAAACTTGCCGTTTTTGCCATTATTGTAGCTGTCGCTATTCTCCTGGATATTATCACGGGGCTGCTCAAAGCGTTCTATACGAAGTCTTTCAAGTCTTCGGTTATGCGGCAGGGGCTTTTTCATAAGCTGGGGGAGCTCCTGGCATGTGGGCTGCTCTATGGTGTGCAGATCGCCGCGCCTGTCCTGGGCATTGAGGCTAACTTGCCATTGTTTCAAGTGGGCGTGGGTTATTGCGTCTTGATGGAGATCGGCAGTATCATTGAAAACCTCCGGGCGTTCACGCCTGGGATCGATAATATCATAGGAAAGAGGGGCGCCTAAATGCCTTACGCTACCGCGCAAGATTTAGATGAATTTATCGCGTATCTGCATCAGCAGATAGGGCAGCCGTATTTGTGGGGCGGACAGCATACCAGGTTAACGCCCTCCAATTATATCGCCGTCATTGACGCCCACGAGAGCGACGCAACGAACGCGGCGAACGTCAAGGCCTTTTGCAGGCGGAAGTTTAACGCAGGCGCAACGGAGCTTTTCGCCTACGACTGCTCAGGCCTGGGCATCTATTTTTGGCACAACCTGAAAAGTTTATTCCCCGATACTAATGCGGATGGTATGATGCGGCGGAGCACTCTTTCCACTAATCCCCCAAAGCGTGGATGGTGGTTATTCAATACGGACAGCAGCGGCAGGGCGTACCATGTGGGTTATATGATAAATGATACTGAGATAATCCAGGCATATGGGCGCACCGTCGGCGTGATCAAAAATACTTTCCAGGCCTCCGATTGGTCATGTTGGGGCATCCCCAACATATTCGAAGGAGGTGTTGTACCACCCCCGGGGAATCTCCCCGGCTATACAGACGGCACTACACCGCAAATTGGCTCTTCGCCCCAGGAGGAGGGTACTTCTTCCCCCCGCATTGAGGTGGTGGGGAAACCTACGCGCCGGGTGAACGTCCGGCGCGGGCCCTCCACCAAATACCGTTCTATGTTCACCGCCCGCGGCGGGCAGACCTATGAACTATTAGGCGTTGACCCCGAAACCGGCTGGTATAAGATACAGACGTTCAAGGGGATTGGATATATCACAAATAAACCGAGATACACAAGAGTAATAGGAGGATAAAAGAGAATGAGTCTTTCGGCCCAAGACGTTTTAACATTGGCAAAGGCGGGATTTACCGCGGCGCAGATCACCGCCCTTAGCGGGCAGTTATCCACACCGCCCACAGTATCCACACCGCCCACAGTATCCACAGAAGCGGCGGATGTATCCACAGAAGCCGCGCCCTCGGAGGAGTTGTCCACAGAATCCACCGACGAATCCACAGTATCCACAGAGCCCGCACAATCCACACCCGCGCCCGCCGGTCCATCCAATACGGATATTATGGCACAGTTGCAGGCGCTCACGGCACAGGTGCAGCGGGGCGCCATACGCAACGACAACCAGCCCCCGCAGGCGCCGCCCGATAGCGGCGCGGACGTGCTGGCCCGTATCATAGACCCGACATATAAAACAGGAGGTAATAAGTAATGCCCAATATCAACACCAACATCGTTTACCAGGCGGGGACCGTTCTCGCCGACCTGGTGCAGCAGGCTACCGGGCGGAAGGTGCTCACTCCCTCCACTCCCGGCGAGTTTGTCTCCGTCGCGCAGACCGCCATCCAGCAGGGCCTTGACCCCATGATGAACGTGCTGGCGAACATGTGGAGCCGGACAATCTTCTCTATTCGTCCTTATCGCTCCAAACTCCGCGGCATGGAGATGAGCGCCGACCGCTTCGGCTCCATGACCAGGAAGTTGACCCCCGTTTCTAATGACCCCGGCACCGATGGCGCTTTCGCCTACCCTATGGGCTACGACGCCACGGAAACCCCTCCCAACGGTAACGGCAAGAGCGTGGACATGTACGCCCTGGCGAAAAAGGACGTACTGCAAACCGCCTTTTATGGCGAAGCCGTCTATGGTGATCGGTTCACCATTTTCAAGCACCAGCTTGACACCGCCTTTTCTTCCCCGGCAGATTTCATGGCATTCAATGAGATGCAGTTGGAGGACCGTTCCAACAGCATCGAAACCTGGAAAGAAACCAAAAAGCGGGCCCTGCTGGCTAACATGATCGGCGCCCTGTCCGCGGAGAACCTGGCAGGCCGTGTGGTCCACCTTCTCACCGAGTACAACACCGCCACCGGCGGCAGCCTGACCGCTACCACCGTCATGGACCCCGCGAACTATTCCAGTTTCGTGCGCTGGGTCATTGCCCGCATCAACACCCTTGCCCGCATGATGAGCGAACGCACCGCCGCTTTCCAGACCGTAATCAGCGGCAAAAACGTACTTCGCCACACCCCCGCCGAAGACCTTCGGGTCTACATCAGCGCGGAGCACAAGGACCAGATGGACGCCATGGCGCTCTCCGTCACCTACCACGACGACTACCTGAAACTTGCCGACGTGGAGGGTGTTAGCTATTGGCAGGCTTTCGGCAGCCCCAAGAGTGTCTCCCTCAAGCCGACCTATACCAACACCAGCGGCGCGGTGGTGACCGCCTCCAACAATGTGGCGGTCAACAACATCTTCGGCGTCATGTTCGACCGCGACGCCCTGGGTATCGCGTCCGTCTATGAGGCGTCCTACCTCACCCCGTTCAACACCCGCGGCGAGTATTGGAATAACGACTACCACGATGTGTTCAAGACCCGCTTCGACATGACCGAAAAGGCCGTGCTTCTGCTCCTGGACTAAACGTCCGCACCGACCGAAGCCGGGGCGTCTTCCCGCATGGGCGCCCCGGCAATATATGAAAGGAAAGAATATATGGCGCTCACCGTCCGCTTTTGGCGTGTTGTGAAAAAAGTAAATAGCACGTTCCGCCCCGCCGCAGCCGACGGGCGTACCCCCATTATGTGCGAGGCCAACGAGCCCATGAGCGTGCAGCACCCGACTATCCGCCTCACGTCGGCTATTGATAATCCCTCTCAATTTAACTATGCCTATATTCTTGAGTTCAATCGGTACTACTGGGTAATGGACTGGACCTTTGATAAGGGCATAGCTATCGCCACGCTGCAGGTGGACCCGCTGGCAAGCTGGAAAGACGATATCGGGAGCTCTTACCAGTACGTACTCCGCAGCGCCAACACCTCCGACGGCACCATTATGGATATGATTTATCCGTTGACTTCGAAGGTAACTATGGTTAAGCATTACGCCGAGTTTTCCATAGCGCAAAACACGGCTGGGTGCTATGTGATCGGCATTATCGGCGGGAATGGCTTGACACGGTATTATTATCTGTCTTCGGACGAACTCCCGGATTTCGGGGCCGCTATGTTTGGCTCCACCCTATGGGCCAACGTGTGCGCGGATAATCCCAGCGCTGCAAGCGGCGGTGTGCCCGACTTTATGAAAGCGCAATTCAACCCCCTGCAATATGTAACGTCGTGCATGTGGTTCCCCGTGGAGGTCCCGCACTCCAGTATCAAACACAATGTGAAACTGGGATACTTTGAGACGGGTTATATGGCGTATGTTGTGACCCGGCAGCCGTTCCTCGTCCTTTCCGACAGTATCCCTCTTTCGAAGCATCCGCAGGCAGCGACCCGGGGCGATTATGTAAATATCGCTCCATTTTCCCGGATGAAGCTATCCGCATATCCCTGGGGAGAGATCGAATTGGACACCGTTAAGTTTCACGAATTCGCAGAGATCAGCTTGACGGCATACGCGGACCCCGTTTCCGGGACTTCTAAACTGTACATTGGCGGCGTATATGCCAATGATGATCAAGTGACCGAGATCATTACACTTGTCGGCAGCCTTGCCGTACCTGAGCAGTTGTCGCAGGTCCTTTCCGATAATTTCGGGCTGGCGACCGGGTTAGTTTCCAGCATTGCCGCCGGCGTGGGGTATGGCGTGAGTGGTAACGTGGGCGGCGCTATTCAAACCCTGGCAAGCGGCATCCAAAGCGCGGCCAATTCCTATTTTCCCGACGCCTCCACGCAGGGCGCAACGGGGGCCCGAATTCTCACCGCGCCCGTCTCCCTGTTCGTGTTGCAGACGTTCCAGCATATCACGGATGAATACCGTACCGACCTGGGGCGCCCGCTTTGCCAACGGAAACAGCTTGCCCAAATCCCCGGATATATGATGATAGCAAGCCCCGAAATCACAGCGGACCTTGCCACAAAGACAGAGATCGACCAAATTCGAAGCTATATGGAAAGCGGCTTCTTTTATGAATAAGGAGGACCAGCATGGACGAATACCTCTATGGAGATTATTTCATGGGAATAGACCGGGGGATTCCCGGCGTCCCACCCTATTTCTACGACCGCGCAAACTTCCTGACGTCGCAGAAGAACCCGTCCACCGTTCACGCCCGGAATACCACCATATCGGCGTATTATATGCGTTGGCTCCTGGCGAAAGCCACCAGCCTTTTCAAGTGGACGTTGCCGAAGCATTGGCAACGTAACTACTTTCTATACACCCTTTATTGTTGGGGGTTTATCGCAGTAGTTGAGACGGACCGATATGGGGTTATCCCGCAGCAGTGCACGCTGGGAGGGCGCGGGGTTATGTATCAGCCCACGAAAGCCCTGATTTCAAATCCCCTACTTTCCGGCGTCCTGGAGCCCGTGATCGATGAGCAATGCACCCTGTTTCGCATCCGCCCGGACTATGGCGGCATCCTGGACATTACGCAGCAATACGCCGACACGCTGGCAATGGCGACCGAGAGCATCCGGGCGAACCTGTTCAACAGCCAATTGTCCTATGTGTTCACGGCCCGCGATAAAGCGGCGGCGGAGAGCTTGAAAAAGCTATACGACCAAATCCACAGCGGCAACCCGGCGGCCGTGGCAGACAAGGCGCTTATGGACGATGAGGGAAAACCCTCCTGGGCGGCCTTTGAGCAGAACCTAAAGCAGGTCTTCATTGTGCCGGAGCTCTTGCAGGCAAAGCGGGACATCACGAACGAATATCTGACCATGATCGGCATTCCCTCCGCGAACACCGGCAAGCGGGAGCGGTTGATCGTGGACGAGGTAAACGCTAATAACGTGGAAACCGTCATTGATTGGGAGTGCACCTTGCAGGACCTGAAAGAGACGGTGGAGAAGACCCGAGACATGTTCGGGCTCACGCCCGACGAATTGGCAGTAGATTGGAGAAAGGAGGGCGTAGCCTATGCGGGCAACAATGACAGTATGGGGATTGAATAATTACTTTCAAAGCCTTTCTCCTGCCCGTGACCTGTTCGAATACTTCACGGTGCCCAATGGGTTGAGTAAAGAGGACGCCGCCGCCTGCATCCTGATGGCTACGGCAGAGCTTGAAACCATATACCCAAATCCCGCGGTGCTGCAGCAGCTAATAGGTGTATGGTCCCGGACCCGGCAGGCGGCGTGGGAGCATATCCATGAGGCGCTCACGGCAGAGTATAATCTGCTCCATAACTACGATCGCAGCGAGGAGTGGACCGACACCCGGAACGTTGATAGAGACGGAGACAATACACGCACCGAGACGACGAACGGCGGGGAGAATAAAACAGTAACGACCCACAGCGAGGGCGAGAACAGCAGCGACACCACCGTTAATGATGAAGTGACTAACCAGGTGATCGGTTATGATAGCAACGCATTTGTAAACCATGATAAATCCACAAAAGTGGGTAATACTGTCGGAACGAGTAACACAGAGACCGATGGGACCGAAACCACGGCAGGCACGACCACCGGCAGTAGTACCATCCGGGACGTGATCGACGAATCCTCTACGGACCAGGCAACGCACACCGGGCGAGTTAGTGGTAACATCGGCGTCACCACGTCGCAACAGATGATAGAATCGGAACTCCGCCTCCGCCTGGGGTTCAACCTATACGACATTATCGCCGACGAATTCAAGCGGCGCTTCTGTATCCTGATTTATTAAGGAGGTAGATATATATGCTCTTTATTCCTGAATTCCCGTGGAGCGACCTCCACACCCTGAACCTGGATTGGCTTCTGTCTGTCGTGGCAGGCCATGAAAGGCAGCTAAGAGACATCGAAGGAAGCGCGAGCCCATACGATGGGGCGCCGCTGGCCGATGGCGTCGCCGACCCGGGCAGCGTGAACCAGTTTGCCCGCGGCGACCACCGCCACCCCACCGATACCACCAGGGCAAGCGTGGCAGCATTGCAGGCCGTACAGGATAGCATCCCGGGGCCTTCCAATGGTAATCCGCGGATGGATGGAACCGCGAACCCCGGAACGTATGTGTATTTCAGTCGGGCGGACCATGTGCACCCCCACGACACAAGCAAGCAAGATACTATCAAGCATTATGTTGAAACGATTGGCGATCTTACGTTGAGCAGCGCGGGGTTTAAGACTATGACTACGCCGTCTGCTATCGTTGGTAAAAACCTCATCAACATAATGATTAGAGACCTCAATACTCATACGAACGGCGGTGTAACACCTGTTTCTAATACTGATGGTAACGGTAATGCACAGGCCACCTATTTTATTATTGGCGAACCTAACACGACCGTCACAAGTATGAAAATGGAATACTGGTATGTGTAACAAATAATATACAATTTCGTCCCCGTGTAAATTGAATCCTGCGCTTCCCCATGAAGAAGTCAGCACCTGCTAACTGCACCATGGGGAAGTTCTTTAGGTATTAAGGTATTAAGAAAGCAC